AAGGAGCGGCGTTGGCTGACCCATGAGGAGGAGGACAAGATTCTCTCACACTTGGGATCGACCCCGACAGCTGACCTGGTGGTGGTAGCGGTGGAGACCGGGTGCCGGATCAGCGAACTGTTGAACCTCCGTTGGCGGGATGTGGGGGTTGACCGGATCTCCTTGACCCTGACGAAGAACGGTAAGTGCCGTGGGGTGCCTTTGACTCACCGGGCGCGGCAGGTGATGGAGCGGCTCCCGAGGCAGTCTGCCGGACCCTTCGTGGACTTGAGTCCAACGGAGTCGAGTCGGCGGTTTAAGCGGGCTGCGACGGCGGTGGGGATCACGGATAGTGGGGTGGTCTTTCACAGCCTCCGGCACACCTGTGCAAGTCGTTTAGTCATGGCCGGTGTGGATGTCCGTCGCGTCCAAATGTGGATGGGTCACCAGTGCATTCAATCGACCCTGGTGTACGCCCACTTGGCACCTTCAAGTATGGACGATGTGGTCACGATGCTTGAGCGTTCACGGGCGGGATAGTCTGCCAAGCGGAGGGGTTGTTGTCTTTCGCCTGGGTGTGTATCCTTGGCGGTTCGATGCACCCCTTGGAGCTTTACGAGTGTGACAACAGTGGCATCTACAAGCGGATGGACTATCCGGCGTGTAGCTGCGGTGACACTGTGTCAAATGTGTGTCAAAAAGGTGTCCTTCGGGCACACGATTGGCACAGAGGCACCAATAAAAAGTGCATTGAGAAGCCGGTGTGGCGGAACTGGCAGACGCAGCGGACTCAAAATCCCTTTGCGAGACTATCGCTTTGGTCAATGATCGCAGAGGAACCCTAAGATTACCCCTGTCCCCTGCGGTTTGACACACTTTCCAATACTGTGCCACAGTCAATGTCTCGGTATGGTCACATACGGATGTGCCCCGAACCGTCCATATTTCACTACATATACCGACATTATGTAAGAGCTGGGCACTAGTTGCCCCTAAGAAAACATAATGAAACCTAAGGGTGCTCCAGGGTTAGACGCAAGAAATACAACTGCATATTTCTTTCTATCAATCTTGAAATCTTCCCTCTTGGGGAGAGAATATCCTTGCTTAAAATATCATCTAAGGATCCGGAAAAAGACTTAAACAATTTCTCTTGATACTGATTGAAGATCAACCTTGTTTAACCATTATGAATCTTTAAGAACCCTAAGGAGACAAGGATGTCTAAGAAGCTTTCTCAGCGTGAACTTGACCTGGAGTCTTATGAGCGTGGTCGCCGCCGGTTCTATGCACGGATCAAGGTAGCCATGGATGCCGGTAGGAGTTCCGAGACAGGCTGGGGAACTCTCTTAACCTCGGCAGCCATTCAGCCCATGACAGAGCACCTTGAGGAGACTCTGCCCGGGGAAACCTCGGTAGGTGCTACTGCCCTAAGGAACCTTGGGCTCAAGTACGACCGGGTTTCCTTGATCGCCCTTCAGTCGTTCATGGATGGTGCTGCGAAGTCCATGACCTTCAGCCGCGTCTGCATCATTACTGCCAAGACCATCCAGACTGAGGCCATCCTGACTGCCATCAGAATCAAGGATAAGGAGAAGCGGTTAGCCCGCTATCAGCAATGGGTTGCCCACCGGACTACCCAACGGAGAGCCTCGGAGCTCCGGAAGATTGTCTCCCGTACCTTCACGGACATCGTCAACGAGTTCGCTTGGGACGATGAAACTGCCCTCAAGGTGGGGTACATCCTGGCTATTGCTGCCATCGAGTCAACGGGGCTCTTTGAGCGTAGGAGCCACAAGCGTGGTATGCGGCAGACCGTGGTGCTCCTGTCGCTCTCCGAGGATGCCTGGGAGTATGCCCACAAGAACATGAAGCATGGTGAGGCCTTGCACCCCATCAAGATGCCCATGGTTGTCCCTCCCCGTAAGTGGTCTTCACCAACCGATGGTGGTTACGAGGAGGGTCTTGGGTTCCCTTTGGTTCGTGGGTCTACCAAGTCAGCCACCGAGTGCCATGACATCAAGACCATGCCTGAGGTGTATGCAGCTATCAATGCTGTGCAGCACACTCCCTACCGCGTCAATGCTGTAGTGCTTGATGTGGTGCAGAGGCTCATGGAAACCCGTTCACCCGTGGGCGACTTGGATGTCTACGCCGAAGGTTCGTTCCCTTTGCGCCCTCCGATCCTCGACTTGGTCTGTGAGAAGACCCCTGAGCAACGCGCTGAGATCCGTAGGTACTGGCATGAGGCCAACCGGGTCGCCGAGAACAACCGGCGGATCAAGTCACGGCGCATCGGGATCCTTCAGACCATCAGCCTTGCTTCTAAGTTTGCGAGTGAGGGTGACCTCCGGTTCTTCCATGCCTCAAGCCTGGACTTCCGAGGCAGGTTCTACTGTCAGTCCACGGGGCTGTCCCACCAGGGCAACGACCTTCAGAAGGGTCTCATTGAGTTCGGGCAGGGTCATGTGATCCCTCATGCAGGGGAGGCGACAGCAGCCTGGTTGCGCCATGCGGCAGCCTGTAGGGGTGTCAAGGGCACCTATGCCGAGCGTGAGGCAGCAGCCCGCCAATGGGTCAACTCAGGGGAAGCCGAGAGTATCGCCAAGGATCCCTTAGGAACCGTGGGTCGCTGGAAGGATGCCGCAGATCCCTTCTCGTTCCTTGCGTGGTGCCTTGATGTACCCAATGTCCGCGCCGGCAAACCCTCGCACCTCATGGTTGCCGTCGATGGAAGCTGCAATGGCCTACAGGTTCTCTCGCTCCTGCTCAAGGATGAAGTAGGGGGTGCAGCCGTCAACCTGCTGCCCTCCAATGTCCCCGCAGACATCTACAGCATTGTTGCTGCACGGACGCAGCAGAAGATCATTGAGGCTGCCAAGCGGGGTGATGACCATGCTGCTCAATGGGCAGAACTAGGGATCACACGGAGCCTCATCAAGCGGGTCGTGATGACTGTTCCCTACAGCATCTCGCAGCGGTCTGCTGTCATGTACCTACGGGAGGCATACTTCGAGCAGCACCGTGGTGGACCTTGGATGGATCCGAGTTACCCATGCGGAGTCCTGATCAAGAGCCTATGGCCAGCAATCAGCGAGGTCTGCGTAGGTGGCATGGCGTTCCTCAGTTGGGCGCAGCGAGCAGCCAAGGTTCTCGTTCAAAGCGGTATTCACGCAACATGGGTTACCCCTGATGGCTTTACTGTGCAGCAGTCATACATGAACTATGACAAGTCACGGGTCAGAACTGTCTTGGGACCTCAGGCAAACATCTGGCAGATCCGCAAGAAGACAGCGCGGATCAACAGGCGCAAGCACATCCATGGCATCGTTCCAAACCTTGTTCACTCCTTGGATGCCTGTGCAGCTCGGAAGACAGCGATACGGTTGGTAGCAGCAGGGGTACCTGACATGGCTTTCGTACATGACTCCTACCTGACACACGCTGCTTACGCCCCGGTACTCAACAGGGAACTACGGGCAGCATGGGTGGACACCTTCGCCGGTGATCCCTTGGGTGATTGGATCCGACAGATCAATGCTCAGTTACCCGTGGGAATGGTGTTGCCACCTGCTCCCCCTAAGGGAACCCTTGATACGAAGTTGTTGGTGGATGCTCCGTATTTCTTCTCGTAGTTAATAGTTGACCATTGCGAGATACTCTTCTCGTACATACAATGGTGAAAATGATCGTTAGGTATGCATATCGGGCACAACATATATAGAAAGTAGGGCAAATGAGCACACATACGCAGTTAACGACACCCACAGGAACCCTGATCTGGCCCAACTTGACTGAGCCGGACATGAAGTTTGATGCAGCGGGTACCTATAGCACACGGATCATGTTTGAAGATGGTGCTGATGCGGATGCTCTTGAGGCAACCCTTGCACGGGCACTCGCTGCTGCTGTTGAAGACGAGACCAAGCGTTCTGGTGGCAAGAAGGTCAAGACATCCCCTTCGCTCCCTTACAGCCGCAACGAAGAGGGCAAGTTGGTAGTCAAGGCAAAGTTGCGGGCGAATGTCGAGACCAAGTCAGGGAAGACTTGGGTTCAGCGTCCGGCACTCTTTGACTCTCGCGGCACCAAGCTTGATGGTGATATCCGAGTAGGCAATGGAAGCCGCGCTCGACTTGCTGTTGAGATCACCTCTTGGAATCAACCAGGCATCGGTGGGGTAGGTCTGAGTCTCCGTCTCCGTGGTGTACAGATCATTGAGCTCCGCGAAGGTATGCCATCCAGTGCATCGGACTTCGGTTTCGGCGCGACTGATGCGGGCTTCACCACGGAGACCTTCTCAGACTTTGAGGAGGATAAGAAAGTACCGGCTGCTAAGGAAGAACCTAAGCGAGAGTCACTTCCTAAGAAGAAGTCACCTAAGGCGCAAGACTTCTGATGAACAACCGGGAACGAGGGAAGCGTGGGGAACGGGATGCACGGGATGCAATCAGGGAGCACTTAAATCTCCCTGGTTGCTTCCGGGCAGCCCAGTCAAGCGGGAGCCTCTCGGCAGACCTAGGTGGTACCGGAGGCTTGCACTTCGAGGTGAAGTTACGGAAGTCATTGGCTGTTTATGACTTCATCGAACAGGCCATCAAGGACAGTAAGGGCAAGAAGTGTCCCGCTGTTGTGATGCGTAGAGATCGCGGCGAATGGTTGTTGATGATGCGTTTATCTGACACCCCTTCATTCATTCAGTCATTAGCAGCAGCGCAGCAGGAGCAACAGGGCTCCATGATGCACCTAACAGAAACGAATCAATATGGCTTACAAGCAAGTATTCAATCCACGGTTGGTCAGTGATGATCCGAGTCAGCCCTCCTTCTGCCAAGTATCGGAGTCGAGTGGTGAACTCAAGATCGAGTTTGGATCAGACACCTTTGCAACCTTGGATCGCGTAGAGATCCGCTCACTCCGCATCTTCCTCTCAACACTCGTTGGACAGATGCCGTTACTCGATGACCGCATCACACCTAATCGAACTCCTGCACCATCACGCAGCAACTACGCGCTGGAAGCATGAAAGACATCATCAAGTACCGAGGTGGTGGGAAGCTGATCACAGTGTCGTTCTACGCACTTGAAGGTGACTACCCCTATGGTGCTGGTGTGACAATTTGTCGACTCCTAGCCGGGGCGACCGGCAAAGGATCACATACTGCGGAGAAGTGGTTACCCGTGTATCGCGCAGATGCCTTGGCACTCATAAAGCATCTTGGAGAAACGGTGTCCTGCACTTGGATCAATGGTGATCGAACGGCAGTGGTTACCCCTGGAGATCAGTTCCGTGACTGAAGCTTCCTTCTTGCGCCATGAGCCTTGTCCGGCCTGTGGCTCCAAGAACAACCTAGCGCGGTACTCCGATGGTCACGGATTCTGCTTTGGATGCAAACACCATGAGCGTGGTGATGGAACTACCGCGTCAACCCCACAGCGGAAGGACTTCGCAGCAATGATTGAAACCGAATATGTGACACTGGAGCGTAGAGGTCTCTCCGAGGAAACCTGCCGATCATGGAACTACGGTATCGGTGAGCACCTTGGTGTACCCGTACAGGTAGCGCAGTACCGCAACGCATCAGGCGAGATCATTGCTCAGAAGATCCGTACCGCTGACAAGCAGTTCCGTATCCTGGGTGATGCCACTCAAATGGTGCTCTTTGGGCAACATCGGTTCGCCGGCAGTGGGCGCATGGTCGTGGTGACCGAGGGTGAGATCGATGCCATGAGCCTGTCTCAGATGCAGGATCACAAGTGGCCTGTGGTATCGGTACCCAATGGTGCCCAATCGGCACCCAAGGCAGTGGCAAAGAGCCTCGATTGGTTGGAGGGGTTTGACCGGGTGGTCTTCGCCTTTGACATGGATGAACCAGGGCAACTCGCTGCCAAGGAATGTGCCAAGGTATTGAGTCCCGGGAAAGCCTTCATAGCCCGCTTGCCCCTGAAGGATGCCAACGAGTGCCTCAAGGGTGGTAAGGCGAAGCAACTGATTGATGCCATATGGACAGCACCACCATTCCGCCCTGATGGCATCGTTTCAGCCAACGACATCTGGGAGCGCATCCAAGCATTCGATGCAACCGAGGGCATCCCGTACCCATGGGCTCCTCTATCAGCAATGCTCCATGGGATCCGCCCAGGGGAACTCGTCACAGTTACCGCCGGTACAGGTGTAGGCAAGAGCCAGTTCTGCCGTGAACTCGCGTTCAGCCTAATCAAAGCAGGGATCCCCGTGGGCTATATCGCCCTTGAGGAATCCGTAGCGCGTACCGCCATTGGCCTGATGAGTCTCGAAGCGAACAAGCGGCTCCACCTCGGGGCTGACCCGAAGGAACTACGGGACTCCTTTGACAAGGTCTTCGCGGCTGGACAGGTGTTCCTCTATGACCACTTCGGGAGTACCGAGGGGCAGAACCTCCTCGACCGCATCCGCTACATGGGTAAGGGTCTTGGGTGCAAGGCCGTAGTACTCGACCACATATCCATTGCAGTATCCGGGCTCAATGATGGGCAAGGGGATGAGCGGCGGATGTTGGACAACCTGATGACCAAGCTTCGCACCCTGGTGGAGGAGACAGGGATCACCCTGTTTGTTGTGTGCCACCTGAAGCGTATTGATGGGCGCAGCCATGAAGAGGGCGGTGAAGTAAGTCTGTCACACCTCAGGTCATCTCAGAGTATTGCTCAACTGAGTGATTCAGTCATCGCCCTTGAGCGGAACCAACAGGGCGACAATAAGAACCAAATGCGAGTGCGCGTTCTGAAGTGCCGCTACACAGGTGAGACAGGATCCTGCATGGGCCTGGAGTACGACAAGGACACTGGTCGCTTGAGCGAGTGCGCCATGTTCGATCCTGCACAGGAACTCGAAGAGTCTCCCTTCTAATTCCGTGGAAATCCACGGCATTGCACTATTGCCTTGGCGAAAGCGTCACTTATAATTAGTTGACCAACATGGATAAATCCGCAAAGAAGGAAAGTGCTGAGACCTTGTGGATTGATGGAGCAGACAAGGCCGTCATCGGCTTCATTGATCGATGTGGCTATCCACCTGTAGTGATCTACAGCTACCCGAAGCTGTGCAGTGTATTCGTCAAGCAGGGCATGACTGATGAGGAAGCAGCAGAGTGGGTCAGCTTCAACATTGAAGGTGCTGGTATGGGAGCAGGGACACCAGGGATTCTCCACCGGGGCACCGCAGCAGACCTTCGGCTCTGGATCGGGAGTGAGCAAGCACCATGAGCAATAGTCCAAATACTTTGGACACTTCTGTGGTCTTCGATATCGAGACCGATTCACTCGATGCCTCCACAAGGATCTGGTGCATCGTCACCCGTGATGCGAATACCGGAGCCATCCTTACATCTACAAGTCTTGCCTCAGGTCATGGTGCTTCCATCAAGGTTCTC